CCCTTCGCCAGATTTAAGCCTTTCAGCTTTTCCGGTTTATCAGCCCCCTTCATTATGATTTTCTGTCCAGTGAGCTTGTAGGTTATTTCCGCCGGAGATGTCGTATAGTCAAAATACGAATCCCATCCTAGCTTATTGATAGCCCATAGCAATGACTGGTGAACGCTTCCCCTGAGAGTATCGCCAACTTTCCGCAGCACCAAGGCATTAGCATCAGGATCGCGTATAATCCCATACACTATCTCAATCGCAGTCGTAGATGTTTTTAGGCTACCACGGCCACCCTTGAGCCAGACCTCATCGAAATAATTACGCTTGATACCAACGTGAACCTTATGAAACGCAGGGCCGATAATATCCTTGGTATCGACTACTTTTTGCTCTGCCTCTGCCATTAATCCGTCACTTAATTTTTCCGCGCAACTTCGTCTGCTTTGCTATCTGTTTCAGTATTATATCACGCTCCACGGATGATCCCAACTTTTTCAGTTGCTCTATCTGCTCATCAGTTGCATATCCCCACGATGTGTGTTTTGGTATCTTCTTATCTCTTTTCACAAGATCCATTATTTTCTCCACTACTTCATTTGATGATTTCCTTGGCTTCGCATGTCCATTTTTCCATTTATAGAGAGTCCACTTTGCAATACCTGTCATTGCAGATAACGCAACAACTGTATAAGCGCAATCATGAATCAATTGCATGATCTCAGTATTACCATCGTTATTTATGCTTACGTGCGTGATTTTATTCATCAGAAGCCCCTCGATGTCTATAGTTTCGTCACAGCGGTATTTGTCCATCATGCGCTACCTTTCAGACACAAGACTTCTTATATCAGAAAGATTCTGCTCATTAAGAATCTTTCCATTCCTAAAAACTGGCACTAGATCGCCGCCATCATCACTCATCTGTTCATCAAGAAGATTTCCATCCCTAACCACCAGTAGCCCTCTGGCCGATTTCTTCATACCATTGTCAGTTTTCGGGTCTTTATAAATCAACCTTGGCTCCCCATTTACCTCTCCATATGTGGACTTTACAGCAAAGCCATATGTATCTCTGGTACAGTATTGGTACGTAAATGATCCAATACCCAAAACTACGTTGCTCGATGCGAAACCCTTGTTTTTCAAACCGTCAAGTATATCCTTAGCTCTCTGCGGCGTTATGGAGTCACCGTATATCAGCCCAATATGCTGATCTAAAACTTTATATCCGAGATCGGTAATTGTTCCACCGAATATTTCCCACATACACTCTATCGCCCCCTTGTGTTGCGGTGAGTCAATCTCAGCATCGGGATCGCCGACAATGATTTTTACAGGGTCGCCACTATCAGGACGAATAACAACTTTATTTGCAATCGGATTACCAGACCTAGACAAAATCTCAGATTTCAACTCAGGTAGATATTCCGTCACTACACGCCAGAAATCCCATGTATCTGAAACAATAGACACAATTCCGCTTGGATATAACTTTGTAATGAGATGCCTGAATGTGTCTATCTCGTTCTCTTTGGTTCCCATACACATTACGCTGTGTTCCGTGGCCGGAACTGAGCATCCTATAAGTTCTTTCTCAGCATCGCTAACATAATATTGCTCAAGCAAGTCAATAGCCGGAACAGTATCAGTACCAACAAAAGATGTCAGATGAGCCGCACCAGAAATCGCGGCATCATAAACACCACTCATACCGCGAAATGAAAAATCATGTCCCTGAAACGGCACAAACTCTTTCGGCGCACCAGTCGAATCCGCATAGCTATCAAATAAATTCCGATACCACCTTGCGGTTGTCGCTGAAACGCATGGCTTCCAGATGTATGCCGACAAAACGGATTCGATGTAGTTCACAAGCCAGAAAAATTCAGGAACAGTATTCTTGATAGTCAGACAAGGAACCTTAACTCTAACGCTTGATCCTTCAGGCGCAGCCCGTATCTCAAGAGGTAAGTATCCTAGATCATGCAATGCCTCGATGTGATCTACAGGAATGGCTCCAGCCCCCAGAGATGTATCCATTCGCCGCTTATATTCAGCAACGACTTCTTTCTTGTCACGATTAAAAAATCCATCATTGAATTTCTCAATCAAAAAATCCTTGATAAAATACTGCAACCCAAAAAATACAATGTTGTCATTATTATCAGGCAGGTTTGACAAATGATTGCTTCTTGGCGTGAAATTACTATAAACAAGGGTTGTTCCAGCAGGATACTGCCTTCTGTGGTCTGCTTTGTAGAAATCTATACATGTAAGCGGATTAATCTTCATCGGTTATCTCCTTTGTTGTTGGCTCCATATCCTCATCAAAATAGTAAATCTCATCTATAAGACCAAGAAAAACCCCGAAGCCATTTGAGAATATTCCGTGTGTTACATATAGATAAATCTTTCCGGCGTTTTTCTTACGAAGTTCTTTCGCTATCTCTATAAAAGTACGACCACCATCGCAAATGTCATCAATAATAATACAATCCTTTCCTTCAAGCGAACCGTGATGGTGTACAATCGTTCTTTTTATATCACCTGTCTGAGTATCTCTTTCCTTAGTACATAGAATGTACGGCATTTTTAGCTTCAATATCTTTTTCTCTGCACCAGCATCAGGACAGATGATAATACGCCCGGCCAGTATATCTTTATCAAAAAAACCCAAAAGATCATGCTGGTGAATAATATCAAGATTCTCTACCAACGCCCCGACAACATCAGAGTGCGGATCGAAAACCTTAACCCTCTCAGCACCAATCGCATTCACCAAATCCGTCATCACCTTAACAGAAAGAGCCTCACCACTGTTGCACACCCTGTCCTGTCTGGCATATGGGAGGTACGGCAAACTTAGCGTGCTTATAATGCCGCCACTCCTCTTAATGGCATCAGCTAACATTAACATCGTCATCACATCATCGCTGCCCTTTAATCGTCCACAGGACATGATTAGCCTTTTCTTGGCAACGCTATCAATAACCCTTACATGCACCTCACCACCAGGAAACAACGATTTTTCGTACCCTATTGTATCACCACTATCCAGATCATATATTCTTATCATTCCGCCCTCCTGTTATCATTTACTCCCGCACCGCGCAAGAATTTTACCCACTCGCAGTCAATCCAGTATCTTATAGTGGTCACACCAATCATACCTCACCAACCAAATCTTTTAGCCTGAGTATCTCCAATGCCAGCTTGTCCTTACCGTAGTAGCACTTGTCGCAACAACAAGCGCCTCTTGGCTCAACCGAATCATCACAAGCATAATGATAGGGGCTTCTTTTGTCATAAATACATAGTTCGCAGTAAACATCACCCCTCGTCATCACCAAAAACCCTCCTCTTATACCCACGAGCATCCAGCCATATCGCCGATATCTCAGCCCTCTCCAATGAAGGATGATTGCACCAACCAGTACACCTATCATCCTGAAACTTTACAGTCTGGTATTTATCTTCCGGCATCCATCCATCGCCAAGTTCGCGGATTTCATATTCTAATTTCATCACAGACTCCATCGGTTGCCATCGTCAGAGCAGTATATAAATTGTTTACAAAGATGTCAAGCCGTTTTTAAGAACACCAAGAAATATGAGTGATAAACTCTAGCATGTTTCTGCTTCCCTCGCTTATTGACTGGCATACGGCTCTTGGCCAAAAGAACATAAAGATCAAGCAACCTGAATCCTGTATCGCCACACCAATTTATGACATTGTTATGAGTGCAATACATTTTGTGGTTATGAATGATGTCCTGACACTTAAATACAAATACACCGCTACGCTTGAGAACCCTTCCAGCCTCAATTATCGTCTTTCTATAGTGATCTGATAGCTGATCGTATGTCCAATATCCAGAAAACCTACGGGCCATTATACTGTCATTCCCATCCTTGATGTAAGTCAAAAATGGCGGATCGAAAACAATGCTATGCAGAGAACAATCTGCATGAGGAATTTTTGTTGAGCATGATTCGATCACATCATCGGCCAAAACACGCAAATCATATTTATGCTTTGGCTTCGTAATATTTTTATAAAACGCACCATTGCCATACGTCAGATCACACTCAAATCCATCAGGGCAATGAAGCTCAAGTATTGAGCGCAGTATCTCGTCCTGATCGTAACTGATGCTTTTTCTAACAGCAGCAGACTCATCAGACGGTTTGTTTTCAAAATCCATCACGCCACCTCCTCGCAAAATTCCATCTCCCACTCAATCAGGCAATCCTCGCAAAACATCCTGCCATATTTATAACGGCAGTCGTTCGCAACACCACAACATGAACATGTACCGAAATATCCCATCACTCACCTTTATTTCCTTGACGTTATCTTAACACGATTAACCAACGACATAATTTTTAACGGCGGCCTGTATGTGTAAATACGCAGCCTGTTCTTTCCCCACATATAGTCATTAAACCCATCAGGAATTTCACCGCAAAAACCATTTTTCCTCGCTTGACCCTTAGATGGCATGAAACCAATAGCAATAGCTAAATCCTCAACCTTCCACTCAATAGGCAATGGTAAAAAAATATCTCCATCAGCTTCCTGAAATAGCTCATCCCTAACCCATCTGCACTCTATTACAGAAGGGCAAACAAAATTATAAGAACCGTCCGCGCATCTCTTATAGTCCAGCATAATGTACCTTATTTTTTCTATTGCTATCGAGAATCACCCATCCCTGAGTGTCTTTACTGTATATATCTTATTTACGGCTGCGTCAAGAAAAAAATATAGGATAGGAGAGGCAAATGTTTTTGAAATCCTATGGTGGGGGAAGATTTATATCCCTAAAATCCTTGAAATCCTATCTCCGGTTCCTCCAAAATTAGCCCTCCCCTTTTCTATCATATCCAGAACATTCTCTAACTGCGTGCCAACCTGTAAATGATCCGGCCTCACACACAACCTGTTATCACAGATATGCATGACGTACTTATCAACCGCCAATTCATTCACCAGTGACGCGGAAACCCTGTGAGCTAGTACCTGTGTGTATGTCCTGCCAGTTCGTTCATAATCATCAGGCGGAGTCCTGACACTCACAAGCCCATAGCCAGATGTATTCTTTGCACCAGTCCAGTTCCAGCAGTTATCGGTTTTTTCTACCTTGCCCCAGAACTTCACCAGATCTACGGCGTATCCGGTAACGTCCTTCTTGTTTGTCGATTTATTGTATCCAGTCATATCCAGCATTGTAGTGAGATGGAGAGAGAAGTCAAGAATTTTCATTGTGATATATGTAAATACCGATGAATCAAAAAATACTCAAATTGGGGACGATCCGGCCACAATTTTATGAAAAGTTTTTGGGCTTTTTTCATATATTGGTTAACATTTCATAATAACAATACCGAATTCATCTGATTGCCAGTTAATAAACATAATATACAATGTAAATGTGAGAATGGATATTGTGTAAATTACAGTATTAAATTAAATCAATGACTTAGCCCTGTTTTTCAATTGGAAAGAGTATAAATTGAGATTATACCAAGAGTTTTAGATTGACATAGTGTAATATAATGCAGACTGGCGATGATTATGTTTAATATAGTCCTGGATTCCGTATGCAATACCTATGCCAAGAGCTATGCATTAACAGCATACCAGATACAACCTAAATAACACAATAAAATCAGCAAACCAGTATATAAATGCTTGACGCTATCGACCGATTCGTGTCATTATAAAGATATGAGATCAACAACTAACCAAGGAGTCTAAAATGGAAAGTATAACCTGGGACAGACTAACAGAATCGCAGCGTGAATCACTGGCCAGCATTGTTTTCGATTGCTTGCCCGAAACAGAACAATAGTTGATAAAACAGGAATCCGCAAACACGGATTCCGATTGTATCAACCAAAAAGAGGAGTCGAAAAAATGGAAACTAAAGATAAGTTAGGATATATCGCATTTTATAAAACAGAACGGCATGAGCTTTACGCCGATTCTTTATATGACGCGAAAAAAAAAGCCATAGAACATTTTAAACCAAAAAAGTCTATGGCTCATATGGTGCATGTAGCACTAGCAGAAAAAAACGGGCAAGTCGTCGTTCATGTAGCAACCGAGTAAAAAGAGGAGTCGAGAAATGTCTTACATATATGAGAAAAAACAATCTGGTGATTTATACCATGATCTAAAAAAAATGGATCGTGATAATTTCAGCTATGACGGCGCAAAGGCGCTAATGGAGTATCTCGAACAAATGGCAGAAGATACAGACTCGCCGTTAGAATATGATCCGATAGCATTTTGTTGTGAATTTGCCGAGTACCAAGATTCAGAATATGAATCGCTAGCCGATGAATACGATGAAGCGCCCAAAAGAAAAGACTATGACGATTCAGAGGGATTTGAGTCGGCGCTGATTCAATGGCTGGAAGAAACCACGCAAGTGATTCAGTTTGACGGCGGAATCATCATTCAATCTTTTTAACAAGTGAAGGAACAAAAAATGAAAATTGAATCAGGTTATCGCGCATTTAATGGGCATGTTTTCACCACACACGAAGCGGAATTATATAATCATGCTTATTGCGCGAATGCGGATGAAAGACATAGACTTTTTTGTGCAATTATTTACCCAAAAGAAGGAGTCAAAAAATGAAAAGTGAAATAATCTACAAAGGGAGTCACTATACAGCATGTGCAATGAAAGACGGTTCTTTGATCGTAACAAGGAATCGCACGAAAGAAGGGAGGCGTTTAATCGGTGAGAACGCGCCGCATTGGATTGACTCAATAATAACGGCCATTGACGACAAGGAAAGATCATTTATTTGCAAAGCAATGTTTCAATCTTAAACAAGGGAGTCAAAAAATGAAAACACCGGAATTATACGAAGCACAAAAGGAACATATCTGGGACCTATCCATGGCTGGATACAGAATCCGCGAGATAGCTAACATAGTCGGCGCGACAATACAGGAAGTAAACCATGTACTAAATGAGGGGAGATTCTAAAATGAAAACCTACAAGAAAATTGCAGGGCTTTTAAACGCGATTGAAAACTGCAAAAAAACAGGCAATAAAAACTGGCAAGAAAAACACGAATCAGCGCTATCAGATATTGAAAAAAATATCTTGCCATGCGGAGGAGGATTCGATTCAGGGACAATAATTCTATACGATGAATCGACTCCAGAAAAAATAGTGTTGGGAACAAGTTTTCATCATATGAATGATGGCGGATATTATGATGGCTGGACTCAACATAAAATCACTATCAAGCCGAGTCTGCTATTTGATTTTACTATCACCATATCAGGCCGCGATAAAAACGGAATCAAAGATTATATGGCGGATTGTTTTCATGGCGTATTAATGCAGGAGGAGGAAATAATGGATATGTTTGATTCAAATCCTAACATACTACTCTCTGAATTGTCCGCCATGTCTGGAAAGAGTGTAGCAGAATTAAAACGCTTGCTTATGGGAGGCTGAAAAATGACCGTAGGAAATTTTCTTCTTTTCGTTTTTCTTTGTGCGTTTTTTTTCGTTCCGCTTTATCTCACGCGCGCAACCGATTCAGATATTGCGGCTTGTGTTGATAAAACGGGATGGAGTCAAGAGAGGTGTAGAGTCGAATTAGAGAGATAAGCCGAATCAGTTATCAACCGAATCCCCGCTTGTCAAGAGTGGGGATTCTTCTTTTTG